TTCAAAGCCTTTTTTAATAAAACATCTATTGACCCCCCAGAGGTATTAAAATTTATACGAAATAACTACCCAGATGTTGAATGGATAAAGCCAAATATGACAATGTTTCAACTAATTAATAAAAAAGGAATGTTGCCTTTAAGACAAGCAAGATTTTGTTGTGCTGAATTAAAAGAAACGAGCGGAACTAATTCTATTGTGGTTACGGGAATAACTAACCAAGAAAGTGATAAAAGAAAAAAAAGACCTGAATTTGAAAAAGACTGGGTAAATAAGAAAAACAAATACTTCCTGCATATTATTAAAAATTGGAAAGTTCACGAAGTTTTCGAGTTCCTAAAAAATAGAGATGTAGAATGGAGTGAATTATACAAAACTCAAGCCCGAATAGGTTGTGTTGGTTGTCCTATGAACCCAAAAGGAATGAGAAAAGAATTTAGAGAACGACCTAATTTTAAATTGGCATACACAAATACAGTCAGAAAACTTATGATTGAAAAAGGTAAATATCCTGAATTTGAAAATGCTGAAAATGTAATTGAATGGTGGTGTAGTGGTTTATCGGTTAAAAAGTATATGGCAGATAAGTTTCAAACCAAATTAATTTTTGCAGAAAATTAAACGTGCGGTGGCAAAAATTATTAAAAATTAAATTGCAACTAACGTTTTGAATATGGTGTGTAGCTTTAATAAACCACCACCCCTAATAAAGAAAAACGAACAAAACTTAAATAACAAATATTAATAAACAACCACAACCTAAGCTATACACTATATTTTGTGTTAGCAACTTGGCGGTTTTAAAACTAAAATTATGGCTAAAAGAAAATTTTGCAAATCAGGAGAAACACCAAGCAAATACAGATGTAATAAACAAAAATGTAAATGGGAAGGAACTTTAAAACAACAAAAACAAGTAGAAAGAAAAGACGATAATTCAATAACTGATTACGTTTGTCCTAAATGTGGTAATGATGAATTTAGAGGACTTATTTAGCCTTGTTGCTAACGCCCGAATATGAACTGGTCGTTGCGAAGCTTCGACTTGTTTATATTCACCGTTAGCGATTTTCACCGATTAACAAATTACAATTAAAAATGAAAACATACACGCTAACATCAGAGCTATTCGAGGGCGAGGTTATATTTGAGTTTAACGACTTAGGCTACCTCGTTAATTTTGATGCCCGTGGCGCAACTTTAAACGAAAGCCAAATGTATTTCATCTTGAAAAACATGGCTAAGCACCTTGTTAAGATTAAAGACATGCTTGATAAAAGCAAATCGGCACGCTTCACGGAGATTAAACAAGATATTACATTCGATAAGTTTTGGAACAGGTACAACAGCAAGGACCGTAGCAGTAAAAAACGCACTTTAGCACGCTGGAATAGGATGAGCAAGACACAGCAGGTGAAGGCTTACAACCATATTGGCAAGTACGAACTAACCCTCAAGCCCGGCATAGAACGTAAATACGCAGAATCATACTTAAACGCAGAATTGTGGAACAACTAAGTTCATAAAGTTAAAAGTTAAAAGTTAATGACAACATTAAAAATAAAAGTGCGCTCACAATACGATCATCGGTTGAAAGCCTGGAAGATTGTAAAAAAAACATACAACGGAGGCGGTGGTTGGGCTAATTTTAGCATAAGCAAAAACAACTGCTTTGCAAGCATGCAACTTTGCGACAAAGCAGTTGATGAGCTTGTAAAAATGTACGGCGGCATATTTGAGATAGGTTGATATAATAACCATTAACAATTAACCAATAACCAATGCAAAAATTCAAAATAAAGCTCAACCGCTTCGAGCAGGAAACCCTGCTTGCGCTGCTCGTTAACTACGACATCACTGTTTTTGATGACGAGATGGACCGGCACATCATAAGCTACCTCGGTGGCGAGGTAATTAGGCGCGTTGGTAAGCACATCCGCGACACACCCGTCGACAGCAAGCCCTGGGTGCTAAAGCTAAACACCGGCGAAGCTGCCGCCCTAAACAAGGCCATTATGTACGTGGTGGTGCATGGCTACTTTGCACAAAGCCTGGCAAATAAATTGATGTTTGCACTGCACAGTTTTTTTGCTAATAATAGCAGAATTAACCAAAACACAAAGTTTATTGAAGCATGAGGCGGAGCGATTTGCAGGAAAGTAAAATCAAGCGCATTTTGATGTACTATGCCGAGCTTGAGCGGCATCGGGTATCGCACAGCGAAGCGATGGCGTTTATTTGCTACATGTTCTCGGTAAGCGAGCGGTGGGTTGAGGAACTGCTCAGGAAGTATGATTTGAAAAATATGCTCGAAATAAACTTACCGCATAGCGATGTTGATTTAAATGCAATTGATACATTTGTAAAAAAATTGTTTAAAAACGCTTTAAAAGAACGTGCCAACCAAATGGAATTATTTTAATATTCACTTAAGATTATAAATTATGAAATATGAAAAACCTATACTAACAATTTTAGTTTTAGTTGTAGTATTTTTAGCTTTGCGAAGTTGTTTTAACTATTCAAGCAATGTTGGTGAAATAAAAATCAGTAACAAGGAGCGAGCATACTACACAAGTCAGTCATTAATAAAACAAGCCTTAAAATCTCCTACCAGTGCAGAATTCCCAATTTACAAGGATATTGAGGTGATAGAATTTGAAGGTCTCTATACGGTAAACGCCTATGTAGATTCTGATAATAGTTTTGGTGCTAACATCCGCACGCAGTTCACTGTGCAGCTAACACTTACTTATGTGGATGATTTTGATTTAAACACAATTTACATGGACAAAGAATTGGTTTATCCAACAAAAAATTAAAAGCGGTGTAGATCTACACCGCTTTTTTTATGCACTTGCAACCGTAATCACCAGCTTATCACCAATTACTTTAGTGTAGCTGCGCATTGCTGCCGTATCAACCACGGTGCAGCGGTAGGTTTCGATGTGCTTTATTATATCGCCATACAGGGTGTCGTGGTGGCTTCGTATGCGGGTAAGGCTGCTAAAGCTATCGTGCTGCCAACCGGCAAGCCATGCGTGTATTACATCAATCATTTCTAAGTGTGCCAGAAAGTGGTTGGTGTATTGCCTGGCAAAGGCACTTTTTGCTTTCGTGGTAGTGGCAAAATGCAGGTCGAACTCCATTTGACCAAGCTGGCGGTGTTTTCCGGTGCTATGCCAGGCGATGTCCTTGATGTGTATAAACACTGCCGGATGGCTAAATACTTCCTTGTAATCGCCTTCGTATTGGTTGTTCCAAAAATCGACATGCTTGATGATTGTAGATATTGATTGATCGCTTATGTTTAGCAAGCGTTCGGCAATAGCGTTGTAAAATTCTGCCCTGATGTTCATACGTTAAAAGATTTATCGATAAGGTGAATAATTAATCTGTCGAATTTGCGCTCCATAGCATCGCTGTTACCCATAAACTGGCGTTGCGGTATATTTACCCGGCGTGCAAAACTTTTTACCTGCGCACGGCCAGTGGTTGTTTTGCGGGTGGATTCACGGCGTGATTCAATATTATAAACCGCCACCCGCCCACGGATGCGCCTGTGGTGGGCCTTTACATATTGTATGCCACGAAAGCCCTCGTTGTGTACAGCAGCGTAAGGTTTACGGTTTGAAATCTGCACCATGTTTTTGTTTACAATATCGGGCCTGATGGCGTTGCGAAGCTGGCCGGATTTAATGAGGATAGCCCTGCGCTTTTTGTTCTTATCCACTTTCTTGCGCGGCTCCCATTTCTTTGCTGATTTATCTGTCCATGCCTGGGCCTTAAACCTTGCCTGGAAGAAATTAACAGCTATTTCGGCCACGGCAGGCATTACCAGCGCATAGTTTTTAAGTGCCTGCCTGCGCACTTTAGCGAAGCTGTATGGCCTGCCTTTATGATAAAAAACTGATTTCACTTAACTTCACTTTTAATTTGTATTATATTTGCAACCTGAATCCTGCAATTGTAAATTGTCAGTAGCCTCCGGGGTACATTACATAACGATTGCAGGATTTCTTTTTATCAAAATTCCTACACGCTCATGCATGTCTAATGTATTGCTTGTAATGTTGTACCAGCCCTGAACCCATAGTTTATCATCGTTTATCTCTGCAACCACATTCATAATGTAATCCTTGTAAAACTTAATGTACCTAAGCTTATACCTTCCTTTTCCGGTATCTATAAAATAAACCTCATCTGCTGATTTTAGGATTTCAGGAACCAGCTCGATAGTATTTTGCCGACCTGCCACGCCCTCCTTGATGTATTTATCTGCAAGGTGAGCTTTTACTGTTTTCTTTGAAAATGTGATCCTGCGCTTTGCATAGTCAATTACTGTCTCACCGTTCTTTTCGTGCCATGCTTGGGCAAAAGCCTTATCGCGTTCCATAATTGTTTTTTCCGGGAACTCCTTCGAGTTGATGTCATCATAAGCCTTCATGCCCTGATCCTTCCAGGTTAGTTTTTCGCTCAGGTTCTCTTTCACGTACATCTTATTTGCATCGAAGATTTGCCTTACCTTACCTCTATTGATGTTGAAGCCGTTTTTAATCATCCGATCCAATTCACTGTTTCCCTTCTTATCAATCCCTGATTTTGCCAACAGCTCCTCTGCCTGTTTTTTGCTTGTGTATGAATTAGATTTACCGGAAAGCGGTTTTAAATAGCACCTGCAGCCCCAACCATTTGGGGGCATAATTACATCGAATGCCTCATCGTCAGCTTTAAATTTCTTATTAGCAAGTGCCTGGTGTGCGCTCCTTACCCGGTCATCGCCGGCGGTCATATATTGCCAGGTAGGGAACTGATTTTTCATTGCACGCAGCCGGTGGTACTTTGCTGCATTACTTGATGAGTTGTGGGCTAAGTCGTATTCGGTGCGCAAGTAGTTCTCGTTGAATACTGCCGTGATCTTTTCGGCTTTCTTACGGAACTCCGAAAAGGTTTCGTTGTCGCGGGCAAGCTCGTTGAGTTGCTGCACCACCGCCGCAGATTTGCCCGCGCTAAACTTATACATATTCAACTCGAACATTTGCAAACAAGCGTAATCCGGAGAATCGTAGTCGATATTGATTTGCGCCGGGTTGGCATGTTTCGCCAATTTCAGACCCTCTTTTTCCTCCCAACCACGGCTTATAGCATCGAGGAGTAAAACGTTCGTCTTATCGAAGTAATCCCAGTTAAACACTGTACCTCTATCGTGCCAAATCTGCCTTATCATATCAGGCATTTCAATTTTTGCTTTAGCTGCAAGCTGGATTGTACCGTGGCAGTCTGGGCAAATCGATCGTCCGGACGGGAGGTTAAGCGTTAGCTTTTTTTTTTAGTATCATCACTGGTTGTTATAAATGATTGAGACTGCTTTACACCGGTGATTTGAATATCATATTTTTCAATAAAATAATCGGGGTCAACATCGTAATATTGGAGCAACATACCTTCAATTTCGGTCATTTCGGCAGGCGTGTAATCGTAGGTGTAATCCCAGTCGAAGGTGTGTCCAGTCATCGGGAACCCGTGTGTGAGCAGGAAAGGAAATAAGTCATCGTTCACCACATCCTTTACCATATCAGCATCAGCTTCGCCAATTTCATCGCTTACATTTTCGTGAACCTGTGCCTGGCTTTTGCTCGATCCGTTGTCGAGGGTCATGGTTTGACCAAGTATGGCTTTGCTCATTTCGGTATTGGCCCGGTCGATGCGTTTGTCATAAACATTAAAAGCGTCGCCCCTGGTGGTTTCTACAATTTTAATGGTAGTACCTTCGGGGAATAAACCCCAGGCTGCCGAGCCCATATCTTCGAGCATGTTTTCAATCCGGTCAACTTCCTTCTTGTCCCTTGATGTTGTTTCACCTATTCGGATCGGCATACCGAACACCTCTGCAAACTGATCCCAAAATTGCAGCGCATACTTTTTGCTAATCGTATCCTTCGCAACCGGCAGCAATAATCCAAGATCATCTTGTTCGCCAACTCCGATGCACCATAGCGAATAGGGCGGTTTCGTATAGTCGATGCCATCTTTTGCCTCATCGCTTACCTCACGCTTGAATACCCTGAATTCAGGCACCACGTGTGGGCGTGGAACTAATTTTACTTCGGTAAATTTCAGTTTTGGCTCCCTAACTATTTCACCAAACTGGATGAGACTATACCCGTAAAAAATACTGTCGAGGCTCAGGCTCATAAACCTTTTGAACCACTTCCCCTGTATCAGCTCTGTAAGTTCGTGATTGGTTTCGCCGTTCACGTCAATCACCTTAAACTTTGTGCGTAGGGTCTTGAGCTTGCGATTTCGGATAGCAGCAAGTAAGTGGTCATCGAGCATGGCATCGTAATAAATATCGGTTAATTGCCTCCGGTTTGGATTTTCGATATTCAGAGCTGCCTGGTTGGCCATTCGCCAGGCTTTAATTTCTTTTTGAGACAGCATTTGGGTATTTTGCTTCAGCTCAACAATCAGCGACTTATTTTTTTGAACTGTATCTGCAAACCTCAACCTGTTAGGGTGATTTTCGAGGTCTCCGAACTGGTGTTCTGTTTTGTTTTTGAAAAAATTAAATTTCATTTAAATATCGTTTAAATGGTTTTACCACGCACTTTCAAGTTTCTTACTTCCACCAAACCGAACCGGGTTCCCCAGGTCGGTGGTTTCGTCATCATCGATGGTTGGAAAGTCGGGTTGCGTGAGTCCCTTCCTTACATCAAGCAACCATTTATCCACCGCATCTTTGCGCTCCCTGCGAATTTCGGGCATCATATTACCTGGCAGCGTGGAATGAAGGGTATATAATACTTCATCAATCAAAAATTGAATGAGTACCGGATCACGTTCATCCTCGGCGCGAGCAAATAGTTCGGCAACATCGTACCTTGAGCGCAGATAGCCTTTAAAATATTCGATTGCTGCGGCCTCAGCTTTTTGCCTTGTCAACTCTTCGCTTTGCTGCACAACGTCAAGGTCGTAGTCGTTTATGAGCGTGCTGTAATCACTATCGGTGAGGTACATATTTTAAATATTTAGTAAGCGTATTTGCTGTTTTTATTCCGCTGACCCAAAGTGCCTGGCATTTGTTGCAGGCGGCCTTTGCGTTGCAGCTTCCATATCGCCCCTTCGTCAGCATCGGGGCCATCATCGTGTATTGCAGCACCTTTTTGAAACCCTAAAGTTTGGTCGATTGCGGTAAGTATATGCTGGTTTTTTTTTTGCTTTATGTCGTAAGTTACCAGGCCCCGTTCCCAGAGCGGACTAATTGCCTGCACACGGGCGAACTTATCCGGCTTTTTGCGGGTGTCGCCCTGTATAGGGAGATAGTAGCCACGCTCACGGGCTTCGGCTTCAAAATCGTCGTAAAACATATCCTGCAGAAAAACTTCCTCCATGTAATATTCGCAAATTACATCCTCCGGAAGCGATTCGTGGAAGTCGTAAAACCACTTAATTGCCTCGGTAATGGTACTTTGTTTACAAAAAGCATTGAAATTGTAAAGGTTGATTCCCTTCTTAGCCCAGCATTTTATTGCTTTAAAGTCGTTACTTGTTTTTGCTTTGTAGGATGGGTCGAAGTAGGCAACGATAAAATCCATTGTTGATAGTTTCGGTATCCTGCCCCAGTGAATCCATTCCTGCTTAAATACCTTGCCCTTTGTAATTGCTTTATGGAAATACTCACGCAAGGCCATGTAATAGCCCATCCTGTCGAAGCGGATTTGTAATTGCTCGGAAGTAAATTTTTGTGGCCAGGATGGATCACCTGTAAAAGTTCCATCAACCGTAGCCATTACTTTGCTATGGTGTAAACCTTTGCGTTTTGGTTTGTCATCCACATCACCTACCACGTGCGCCAGTATGCTTTTTGGATGAATCCGGTTGCCGATCATCAGCAGTCGGCTTTGCCTTATGTCGAGCGCTCCGTAAAGTGAACCCAGTAACCAATCCACCACCCGATCTACCCGGTCGGGATTGTTTACAATTTCGTCATCATCAATATCATCAATTACGCAGTAGTTTGGCCTGAGCTCCCGGTTACGGATTCCACGGGGTGATTGCCCCCGGCCAAACGCAATGAATTCAACACCGTCATCTGTTATAAAATTACCGTCCTCCCAGGACCCTGCTTTAAATTGCTGACCATAGTCGCTGATGTATTTTTGATTGAACTGTAGCTCGGCCTGTACATCGGCAAGTAAACCGCAGGCATCATCGTTATTTTTGCCCACAAGCACCATTCCGGTAAGCTCACCACGAGACTTAAGCCAGCACGGCACAATTACATCGGCATGAACTGATTTTGCGTGTTCGCGAGGCCATTCCCAAACCCCAAAAAAATTGGGGTCGTTTTTAATCTTCGTTGCTTCACGAATGTGGAAGTCGGCACAGGGATCGGTAGCATAATGCGAAAAGTACTCGTTAACAAAAAATTCATAATCATCTTTAGCCCGCCTAATGCGCTTTTCCTTTTCTTCGATGGGTTCGTGCAGTTTTACATTTGTAGCCGATTGCACTATCCTGCACCATTCCTTCCATTTATTATATTTTTCGCTCTGTGCGCTCATTACGAATTGATCTTATTGGTGATAAACAGGTCCTGGTAATGGTTTACTTTTTTTAGAAAATCGAGATCAATCTGGGCATCGGCATAGGAGCGTTGTTGCAGGAATTTAGCAAATGCAGTAAAACATTCCATGTAAGCCACCGCCGAATCTTGTTTGTCAAGCTTTTCGATTGTGGCAGCGAATTTTGAAAGCTGATCGGCGTTCACTTCATCCTGCTCAAGCATTGTGCTGATTCGGTCGAGGGCTTTATTAATAAGTTCAGTTCTTGTGATTGTTTTAGCAGCTCTTTTTTCCTTCCAGCTACCCTTTTGAATCCACGACGTGAGCGTCCTGGATGAGCCAATGCCCACCCGTTCACAAATTTCCTTTTGTGTAACTTCCTGCATGTAAAGCAGGTAAGCGAGTTCCTTTTTATTTTCAGTGCGCGTTGCCATAAGCTTCTTTATTTGCAAATATCACAATGAGAAGTATGATAATAAAACAAAAAATAACTTAATGGCATACTTTAACTAATAGGTAGTAAAATACTAACAGTAAGTAATACAAAATTTGTTTTGCGCCAAATTGATAAACATTTTTGCAGTCATAATTCAATTTAAAAATGGCGAAAGCACACACATTCATATTGTCTGACGAAAGCGTAGTTAACAGCTATGGCATCAGGGTGATGACAGCCGGAATTGATATTAAGCAATACAAGCGCAATCCGGTTGTGTTGTGGTACCATAAAAGGCCAAGCACCTGGAGCAAAGAAAACCCGGAATCGGAGCCGTTGCCTATTGGGAAGGCGGTGAAGCTGTGGAAGGAAGATGGGATGCTTTATGCTGATGTTGAGTTTGACCAGGAGGATGATTTTGCAAAAAAGATTGAGGGTAAGATTGAGCGTGGCTTCATTAATATGTGTAGCCCCGGCCTCGATCCTATTACGATTTCTGAGGATGCGAAATACTTGCTTGCAGGGCAAACCCGCAGTACACTCGTAAAGTCGGAGTTATCTGAATTGAGTATAGTTGACATAGGCTCGAATAAGAACGCTTTAAAGCTCAACCTTGGCGATGATGATCTGGATGGAATGTTTCCGCTATTGCTAAAAAAAGACACTAATAACCAAACAAAAATGGACGAATTCAAACAAAGGGTGGCGAAGCTGCTCGATCTTGACCCAAATGCCTCTGACGATAGCATTCATACTGCTATCACTACGCAGTTGAAGCTTGCAAAGCAGGTTCCGGGCTTGAAGGAACAAAACCAAACACTCAGCCATTCGGTTGAAGAAATTAACCAGGCACGCATCATCGCGCTGGTCGATGCCGGACAGGACAAAAAGTTTACCGCCGATAAGCGTGAAACTTTCCTGAAGCTTGGCAAAGATTCGGGGATTGATGCCCTGAAAAACGTACTCGAAGCCATGCCCGAAATGGCACGTCCAAGCGATGCCATTACACCTGGTAATACTTCAAATACCAGTGGATCGGCTGGAGGTGATACCACGTTTACGTTTGCAAAGCTACGCGAGCAAGGGCAACCGGCGGTTGAAAAATACAAAAAAGAAAAGCCACAGGAGTACCTAAGCCTTTTTAAGGCAGAATATGGGTTTGAACCTGAAATGGATTAAGGGATTGGTAATTAACAAGAAAGGACAATAAAATGAAATTGATCTTAAATATTTTAAGTGTAATGCTCTTATCCGCGATGATGGCGGTAGGGCTTAACTCGGCAATGGCAATTCCTACCGGTGTCGGTTTCTCGGCGATGGTTGGCTTGTCGGTAGCCATGTCGTTTGTTCCGATGCCTTCAGGGCTGCGCATGGGGCTTTTGGTTGAGCTATGGACCGGTGAGCTGATTAAAAATTTCAGGCATGAAAACTCATTCCTAAGCCGAATAGGTAAAAAGAATGAGTACGTGAATAACAACGCTATTAACCTGGTTGATATGGGAGCTGATCCAACGGTGCTAATCAATAACACTACCTACCCTATCGATTCTGCAGGGCGAACTGACACAAACATTTCGATTGCCCTGGATAAATTCGATACTACCAACACGCTACTTACTAATGATGAATTGTATGCCCTACCTTATGATAAAGAAGGCTCTATTTTGCAACAACATCGCGAAACCCTGGAGGAAAAAACACAGGAAAAAGCAATTCACTCGCTTTGCCCGGCTGCTAATACCGCCAGCACACCGGTTGTTTTTACAAGCGGTGCTACCGATGGGGAAACAATACCCCGTTTGCGCCTCGTTGTTAATGATATAATCAAATTAAAGCGTAAGCTTGACGATTTGAAAATTCCGATGCTTGGGCGTGAACTTGTGCTGTGCAATAAGCATGTTGAAGATTTGTTGATGACCTCGCAAACCTTCAAAGAACAATGGTATGCCATTAAATCAGGCGTGGTCTTGGATATGTTTGGTTTTTTAATCTCACAATCAGTAGCCACACCGTTATTTTCGAGTACCAACTCGCAAAAGAAAGCGTTTGGGGCTGCCGCAGTTGCTGCCACAGATCTTGCCACTTCGGTTGCATATTATAACAAGCGTGCTGTACAGGCACGTGGCGAAGTAATAATGTATAAAGCTGAGGCCAAGGGCGATCCTAAGTTCAGACGTACAGAGATTGGATTCCGCCTGTATCACATCTGCCTGCCTAAAAAGAACACCGGTTTTTGCGCACTCGTTTCAAGCTTTGTACCTGCAGGTTAACAAAAAGTAAACCTAAACGCCGAGAAGGCAATTATATAGGATAAGTCCCCCCGATGTTTCGGGGGGCATTTTTTAAGCTAAAGATATTTATTTTGACAATGAGCGAAGAGTTAAGGAAGGAATGGCGCAGGGCGATATGGACTTTAGTTACCGCAGCGGTTCTTGCATTGGTTGGCACTTTTGTTCAGAGCTACACCATGCAGCGCAGCATGAGCGAGCAACTCAACGTGTTGAAGCAGGAACAAACAGTAATTCGTACCAAGCTCGATTTGATTCAAATACAGATCGAAAGGAAGGTTGACCGAAGTACGCTTGATAATAGCCTCGTGAGGATTGATTTAAAGCTCGAAAAAATTGTCGACAACATTTTTAAAATTCAACAAAAAGACTAACAACATGAAAAAGACACTTTTAATATTACTGATAGCAATCGGCTCATTAGTGCTGATAGCCCAACCCGCCCCCGAACTGCTTTACTCCCGAACCGGGAGTAACCCCGCCTTTATTTCGATAGATATGTCGCAGGTCGGCTGGGATGATGGTGATTACCTATTTACTTACGCTGATAGTTTGTGTTTTGGTTCTAACCCCGTGAATGGAGATAGAAGTTTTGTAGTAGCTTATGGCAAGGATCAGTACGACCCGGGCTTTGCCTTCAACCAAAACATGCGGTTTGGCTACTATGATGCAAATACTAAAATTTCGGTAGAGTTAATTGGGAGTACCTTCAACCAAAATGGCAATATGACTATACCACGCTGGATGAGCCTAAACCTATTAAAATTTACTGTTAAAGAGCTCGGCGATACAATTCAATTAAAGGTAAATCCTGCCCTGTCCGATGTAGCTATTATTACATCGTTAAAGAGTACCTGGTCGATAGCCGGGAGTAAAACCGACAACATTATGTATTTTAAGTTGGATGCTAAAAATGTTGATGGTTTGAATGTAACGACCAATGGAGCAGGGAATTTATCAAAAGTAAAAAGGTGGGTTTATAATAGTTGGGTAAATTTCGCCTACACGGTTGAACCTTCCGACAACGATGTGCTATTTATCGCATCCGGACAAAATAAATGGACGGGTGCCGATGTGCTTGAGCAATACCAGGTTAAAATTGATAGGGACAAAGCCCCCAACCCCGAAGGCGACCTATACGCTAACCAATATTTTAAGCTATACAAGGCGGGTAACTGGATTTTCATTGAGGCACTTACAAGTACCCCGGTTTACGTGAACTTTAATATAAACGGGGTGGCGAAAACAAAGTACATAGTTAGCAGCAGAGGCACTAAGCCCGGCGACAAAAAGCAGGTATGCGGTACCGTAAATACCAAAGAGCTAACAATAAATTGGGCGATGTACAAGGGTGTTGATGGTAGAAATCGTTACCATTGGACTGGTAGAAAAACAATTAATAAAACAGTAAGCTGGTAACGGCGGAACATGCACCGCCACACAACAACAAAATCATGGCAATAGTAAAATTCAGTCGTAGCGAGGGACATCCGCAGATAGAGATTAAGGCTATAGGTACTACCGAGGAGGCGTTTTTGCAGGAGTTCATCGACACCAACCGCGGCAGCCGTTGGCAGCCAAAACTGCACTACGATGTGGACGGCAACCGTGCTATTCGCTTCAACTGGATTACTCGTGTAAGTTTAAGTAATGATGTGATACCTATAAAGTATTTAAAAAATATGCATTACTTAGATAAAAATGTCAATTACAGTGCGTATAAAGAAAAAACATTCGTTCCACTTATCCAAGAGCTATGCACAATCTACCATATAAAATGGCACGTAATCTCAAATATGGTAGCATATTCACACTATGAAGAAATGAACTACCTCGCGGCAATTATCCTGTGCAAAGATACCCGCTATGCTTATGTGCTGCGGCAAAAACCCGACGATGGCAGTATGCTCGAGTTTAGTGCATACGATAATATGACAATTAACAAACTTAAAGAATTAGAAAGAAGATTAGGAATTTAACAATATAGGCGTTCCAATACAATAAAATTGTCACCCGATTATTGGTTTAGTGATGGATAGTGGTTTCGGCCCGCCTTTTTTTTATTAACGATTAACGGATAACGAACATCAATTAACGAACAATGAAAAACGAACTAATCGGCAAACTGGCCGCTCACCTCGACGAAAAGATCAAGCTCAAAGGCATCTGGGAGATGCTGGATGGGATAATATTAGAAAAAGGCCTTGAGCAAGGCTACAAAGCACTTGAACGCTACAACCCGGAACTTGCAAAGGAGCTACTCGAATTAATTGAAGCCTACCTGCAGGCCGATATGCTGAACATGGTTGACGATGCCGCCGACCTGATGGCCAGCCTGGTAAAGATGATATTTTTCAACAAATCAGTAAGGAATTGAAATGGCTAAAAATAAAACAACACCTCAAGATAAAGAGGTAGATGTAAACAGAAAAAAAGCCGATGCGCTTTTTAAAACACATACCTGCGATGAGTTTTACTTCACCAGCGATGGGACGGCATTTACCCAAAAGCACAATGCTGCTATGCACGCATCAAGCCTTGCCAATCAGGATGTAATCACAATTAAACGCGAAGAATAATGAGCCTTCCAAAAATAAAAATTAACTATACCACCGGCGCACTTGGCCGTGTAGCTTCATCACCCGATGGCGTGTTTGGGTTGCTTACTACCGGTGTGGCTGTGCCTTCAACATTTGCATTGCAAACCAGCTACGTCTTGCGTAGCCTGGACGATGCCAAGGATGATTTGGGCATAAATGCCGAAAACAACCCCGGTTTGTACAAGGTACTCAAAGAGTTTTACGATGTTGCCGGAGCAGGCACAGAGCTTTGGCTGCGTGCATTTTCTGATGCGTCAACTATGACCGATATGCTCGACCTCGATGTTGATGAAAATGTAAAAACATTACTTAACGATGCCAATGGCAGGCTGCGGGGTATTTTTGTGCATCGCACGCCACCTGGATCATACAGCGAAACTACCACTGGTGGTTTGGATGCTGATGTTTTCACAGCTATCAGCAATGCTACCCTGGTAAGCAACTATTGCGCGGAAACCATGAAGGCACCCGTGTTTGTAATTGTTTCTGGATTGTACTATACCGGAACCGCGCTTACCGACCTTACCATTCGCACCGATAACACGGTGGCCGTGATGGTAGGCGATACCGTAAGTGGCGATGGCTGCGCTATTGGCCTTTTGGCCGGAAGATTGGCCGCAATGCCCGTGCAGCGCAATGCAGGGCGGGTAAAAGACGGTGCCATCCATTCAGCCGGTTACGCTTTCATAGGCAGTACAAAGGTTGAGAATGCCGATGTGGAGAGCATACACGACAAAGGCTACATCACCCTGCGGCAGCACGTAGGCCGCACCGGATACTTTTTTACGGACGACCCGCTGGCCACCCTGCCCACCGATGACTATAACGGCATTGCCGTACGCCGGGTAATTGATAAAGCCTATCGCCTTGCTTACGAAACCATGACTGCCGAGCTGCTCGATGAGGTGAGCGTAAATGACCAGGGTCAGGTAAGCGTGAGCTATGCAAAAAGCATTGAGAACAAAGTTGAAAACGCCATCATTAACTCGATGACCGTAAACGGCGAACTTGGCAACGACCCCGCCGACCAAAACGACACCGGCGTGGAGTGCCTGGTTGACCCGACACTTAACGTTTTGGCCACCGGCAAGATAGTAGTAAGCCTGCGCATAAAGCCCTTTGGCTATGCAAAATACATCGAGGTGAACCTCGGATTTAAAATCATAACACAATAGTAATCATGTTCGACAGCAGACAATATGAATATGCCGACATCACCCTGGAACTGGGTGGGCGGATAGTAAGCGGAGCGCGTGGTGTAAAGTACAGCAGCAAGCAGGAAAAGGAGGCCGTGTATGGCAAAGGCAACGAACCGCAGCACATACAGCGGGGCAACCTTAGCTACGAGGGCGAATTCTCGATGCTGCAAAGCGAGCTTGAGACCCTGCGTGCCTTGGGCAAAGGCAGCGTGCTAAACCTGCGCATGGATGCCGTAGTAGTATATGGCAACCCCAGCAACGGCGATGTGGCCTTTACCGACAAAATACGAGGCATCGAGTTTACCGAAGATGCTAAAGAAATGAAGCAGGGCGATAAGTTCATGGAGGTAAGCCTGCCCTGGATAGCCTTGCGCGTACAGAATCAAAAACCGTAAAGACGGACGGCCGTCCGTCTCAACAAAAGGAGAAAACATGGAAGAACAAAAATTAACAGGCCAGGTAGGCCAGGAACAAATAGATGCCTGGAAAAAGCAGTACGGCAAAGTGTGGGCAATAAAAGTGGACGGGCATATTGGGTATTTGAAAAAGCCCGATCGCCAGTCGCTGGCCTATTCGGCTACCGTGGCGCAAACCAACCCCATGAAAAGTAATGAGCTGCTGCTAAACGCCAGCTGGCTTGGTGGTAGCGAGGCAATAAAAACCGATGATGAATTATTTTTTGGAGCATCAGCAAAACTGGTAGATCTGATTGCGGTAAAGGAAGGCGAACTCGTAAATTTATAAAAAGTGTTTCCGGAGAGTTAGAAAAAAACTGGTTGGGATACATTAACACTATGATGCGCTATTTTTTGCACATCGATCCGGAAACACTAAGCGACTACCAGTGGGCAGAAACCTACATGCAATTAGCTGATATAAGAGAACGAGAGCGCAGGAGTAATGCTTAAAGATTATTTCGTTCCCTGTATTCATCAATCCATGATTGGCTGTCATTATCCGTTCTTGGATTTTTTCTTTTAAACCATCTAATAAATGTAGTTACAGCCGCATCGATAAGTGCATAAGCCAGGTAAAAAAAACAGGCAGCTATTGCTAAAACAAATATTGAAACAATAATTTTCATAGCTCTAAAGTAGTAAAAAAATGGATAGCAGCATAAATTATATTCTTTCTGTTTCAGGTAATGCCGCTACCGGCTTTACCGCAGTAGCTGCAGCCAGCAATACCGCCACGCAAAAGGTGACGCGTTTGGGAAATGTTTTAAAAAAATTGGGCGACCAGGCCTTTGCACTCAATAATATCAGTTCATCCCTCAATATGGTTAAGCAAAGCATCGATGCAGCTATCCAGCCCGGCATTGAATACGATAGCCAGTTGAGTGAGCTTTCGGCCATTGCCGGAGTTACCGGCGAAAAGCTGAAAGAAATAGGGGGGTATGCGAGGCAGAATGCTAAAGAATTTGGCGGCGGTGCTGCTAAGAGTGTTGAGAGTTATAAGTTAATTCTGTCGCAGCTTGGGCCCGAAATAGCCAAAACGCCGGCAGCTTTGGAAGCGATGGGCAAATCGGTAAGCATTCTAAGCAAAACCCTGGGCAACGACCCGGCAGCAGCTACCGAAGTACTCACCTCAGCCATGAATCAATATCAGGTTTCGCTTGACGATCCTATTGCTGCATCGGCAAAGATGGCAGAGATGATGAACGTGATGGCTGCCGCAGCCCGCGAAGGCTCTGCAGAGCTCCCACAGATAAAAGCAGCAGTTGAGAACTCGGGTATGGCAGGCATGTCGGGCATGGTTAACAAGGCTAAGGAGATGGTTAGGGTTCCGCTGGCACGCACCCTCGAAGACGAGAGGCAAAAGGTGAACGCCCTCGCTATGGAACTAAGCAACACCCTTACACCTTACGAGCGGCGTAAAACCATACTTGCCGAACTAAAAGAAATTAACGGCGACATAGTAAAAGGGCTGGATGCCGAACGCATAAGCCTGGGCAAGCTTACCACCAACCTGGCTGACTACAACCGCCAGGCCATCCGCACCATTGCAATAGAAAAACAAAAGGATGTGCTGGGGGAACTCAACGAAAAAGCCGGGTTATCACAAACCCTGGAATGGGAAGCACAGCGCAAAATGGAAGCTGCGTTTGCGGCTGTTCAGGATGAAATACGCAATGACCCAAAGATGGCGCAGGCGGATAAGGATTACCAGGTTAATGCCCTATACGATCCAACGATCCGCGAAAGCATTGGGGGGTTTATAGCAAAGAACTATGAAGGCGGCTCATCTTCGACAATGGAAGTAATGCGGGCACTTGAAAAAGGCGGCTACGACATCCGTTTTTTTGAAGGCAACCTTGCAGGCATAAAAGATACCATGACCACGCTGTACGAATCGCGCCGTGCGGCGGATGCTTCACAGGAAATTGCCATGAAGTTCCAACAGGGTATAATCCACATGGAAAAGATGTTTGGCTTGTTCAGCTCATCGGGCAAAGGTACGGGGACTGAACCCGGCGGTACAGAAACCGGAGGAACAGGAGGGACAGGCGGGACCGGTGGTGGCATTAAAAGCGGCATCGACAGCATTACGGGCGATGTGCGGGCGGCCAAAAATATCATCATCAACCTGGATAGCCTCATTGGCGAGAACAACAACTTTTTCGATAACGCCAAAGATGCAGATGTTTCGAGCTTTAAAGATAAGCTGAAAATGGCCTTGCAGAGCGTACTCAACGATGTGAACTATGCACTATAATTTCGACTTCAACGGCCCCTTGCTGCCCAGGCGCATCAGTTACCCGCTGCCCGACGATTTGGGTATTGAGGCGGGTATTGTGAATACGGCAAAAGCCGGGTTGTACATGAGCATACTCAAACAGGTAGAGATTTACAAGCGCATGGATGATGAGGGGCTGGCCGAGTGGCCGGTAAGCATGTTTGGCACACCGGTGTTTGCCGATGTTACGCTTAAAAGCACCTCTGATGCTTTGCTGAGTATAAAATTGGATAGTGTGCTTTTGATGGTTGAACAAAATAAAAAAATAGGACGTACACACGTAACAGGACGGAGTGGCAGCGTAAAAGAATACTATTCGCTTGATGATTATACCATAGAAATTAGCGGGAGCATACAAGACGAAAACGCAAGCAGGTATCCGATGGATCAGGTTACTACATTGCTTAATATTTGCGAACTGCCGGAAGCCATTGAAGTATCGGGGCCGTTTTTCGACTTGTTCAAAATTTACAATGCAGTAATTCATAATTATAAGCTCGACCAAAAATCAGGGTACCAAAATCAACAGTTCTTTCTCATAAAAATGTACAGCGATTTACCCGTTGAACTGGAAAAAGTTAGTTAATGCCGGGGTTCGATTCGCTGTATTGCACGGTAAAGTCTTCGCCGCCTGCAACCACGTACACGGTGAAGTCTTCGCCGCCATCAACAATCTGCCACTGTCCGCATTTGCTGGCAGGTCGGGCAACGAATTGGATGCGTAAATCGGGGTTGTTTTGTACAAACCTGATGCGGAAGTCGCCGCCGTCATTAACGAAACGAACGCGGCCAAACAGTTCAGTGTCATCGCACTTACAATCCTTCGTAACGGGTTCGGAGGCCGTGAATATGAAAAGGAATGAGAGTAAAATCAAATATTTCATAGATAAAAATTTTTGATAAAGATACAAAATGTTTCGCATCACACACAACATACAAGTAGGTAATTACCGCCTGCCACAGGTGTCGGGTTTCACCATCGACCGTTCGATGGCAAACCTTACAGGGGGGTGCAGTATTACCATACCGCGAAACATTGCCTACAACGGCACCAAAGTATCCGATCTGGTAAAAAAAGGTGATGCCATAAAAATAGAAGCCGGGTATGATGATAATAACTGCTTGTTGTTTTCGGGCTATGTAAAAAATATTACCCTGGGTACTCCCATCGAGGTACATGGCGAGGATGAGATGTACCGGCTAAAGCAAATACCATGCGAAACCAGGCAATACCCCGATTTGCACATCAACGCACTGCTGGGTCAATACCTGCCTGCCGACATCGAAAACCTGGTAACAGATGTAAGCCTGGGCACATTTCGCATTAGCAACAACCCCAGCCTGGCGGCCATCCTCGATTACATCAGGCAGAACTACGGCCTGTTATTCTACTTCAGAAACAAACAACTATTTGGGGTAATGCCATCCACGCAGTTTGCCGCTACCGCCGACAGCCTGGAAATTGATTTTGCCGTGCATGTTAAAGCAGACAATTTGCAATATGTAAGCGATGGGGATGTAAACCTTATAATTAAAGTAAAAACCGTGCTACCAGACAACACCAAGCTGGAGGTTCAGGAACCCGAGAAAGCCACAGGCGGCGAAGTACATACCTTTATGGCTTTGGAAAAGAAAACTGAAAAAGAACTACGCGACTATGCCCTGAACCTGCTGGCCACCTACAAGCCCGGCAACCTGCATGGCAGTATAACCCTGTATGGCCGCCCACTTGTAGAGCCGGGCAATTTTATAAAATTGGTGGATGCCGACAATCAGGAGCGCAATGAAGCACTTTGTCAGGTTGAAAAGGTGAGCTACCAGATGAACCAATCCTTTCTGCAACAAGTTGTAACGATAGGGAGGAACGGCTGATGGAAATTCGCGAGATACTTAAAAAGATTGTAGGCAACAGCGAAGTGTATGCGAAGATGTGCAAAGTGGATGATGTGGACACATCAAAACTTACCTGCGATGTAAGCCCATCGGATGGAACTGCCCCCATGCTGGGGGTAAGGCTAACACCACTGGCCGGCAACGCGGCATTTACACCAATTCCCGTTAAAGGAAGCTGGGTGTTGGTGGTGATGCTGAACTCCAACGATGGTATCGTTGCAATGGTTGACAGGGCCGAAAACTTTATAATGAAAAACAGCAGCCTCAACTTTAAAGACTTATTGCTCAATATGGCAGCCATCATAAAAGCACTGACGGTTTCGACCCCGGCGGGGCCCAGTGGCACACCTTTGCCACCCACGATACAGGCAGTAGTGCAATTTGAAAATGATGTAAAAACGCTTTTTAAATAACATTGAAATGCTGGTCAAAGAAACATTAAAAACCGAGTTGAAACAGCTGCAGCAGCAAATGAGGAAGCAAACCAACCAGGCGGTGGCAGACGATAAGTATGCAGAACTGATGGCAACGGCTATTGATAATTTTATAAAAACAGCAATGGTAACGGTAGCTTTCCCGATACCGGTATCAGTTGACCCGGTAACGCACTTAGGTGGAACAACAGCAGTGGGAACGGGAACTATAACGTAAAGACAAGGCATGCCTTGTCAAGCAATGTAATGACAATGACAGAAAGAAAAGACATACTGTTAGACGATAGCGGCGACCTGCTGATTGAGGGCGGCGATTTTGTAATTGGCCAAAGCGACCAGCAGCACATATTGCACATTTTGCAGGCTGCCCCGGGGCAATACAAACAGCATCCAATGACAGGGGCCAACGCAGTATCCTTTGTTGGTGGCAGCAATGCAGATTTGAAAAGAAACATAAGGCTGCAACTACTAATGGATGGCTACGATGTAAAAAAGCTAAGTATTGAAAATGGCAAAGTGAGGGTTGAAATATGAAGCGGGTAACGATAAAAGATAATCAAACGTGGTTTGATGTGGCACTGCAGGAAACGGGAACTATCGAAAATGTTTTCGCATTGATGCAAGCGACAGACAAAATTGATTCTCTTAGCGCAGGGCGTAAATTGAATATTGATACAAACATTTCAAGTGAGATGATGGTCAAACAATACTACACCCGCAACGCCATCACCCCCGCAACTGGCCTGGCAGCCGTGCAGCCATCAGGGCAGGGCATAGGATTTTGGATAATAGAAAATGACTTTATAATACAGTAATGGCACAACGCAGCAGGAACATATTAAAGCAATACTTCGAGACGGGCGATAAGCCTACTCGGGAGCAATTCGCCGATTTGATTGATAGCTTGTTTAACCTTACGGATGATGGCGGGGCAAGAGTTAAACAGCTCCTCGAAGTCCTCGTCAACGACAATCGCCTCAAAAAATCGGCAGTGCGGGGTGCTGATTTTGCGCTCAACCGCAGGGGAAAAGGTAACATAATGGGTGGTACGTTTCAACTTGCGATGGTTGATATTTTGCCGGGTGATTTTTGGATTTATAATATTATTAACCCGCCGCCGCCCGATTCTGGTGATGCTATCGTAGTTGGTGATTGGGTGATAGCTCTTCGTTCTAATTTAACACCATCGTTTAACTACCAAAACGATTCAGACTGGCAAATTGTGCATTTTGGCGATACTACTGTCAACCAGCAAAGCATAGAGTTGAAGCACCTGCGCATGTCGCCAACCGTGGCAGGCGATATAATTACAATGACTGGTATCAACGCGCAAATAATCAATATCACAATCAATAAATTGACCTACTACGGTAAGTTGGATGACGGCGAATTTGGCAACAACGATTTTGTGTACCGTGAGGGTGAGGTGGTTGGTAATACCGAAATTCAAATCAACGAAGAATTGCTTGATTTCAGGTTCATGCCCGGAATGGTGATAGATATAATGTACAAACTAAATAATTAAACAAAAATGGCAAAACCAAGGAAAATTCAACTGCATAGTGTAGGCGTGCAGCTATGGAATTTAAGGGAGCTTACCGATTTTGCAACATTTGCACCAACTAAGGTCTTAGCTGGTGATGCGTGGCATTGCACGGCATCCGCTAATGTAGAAGTAAATAGCATTACAATTCGGCCTGCCGATACGGTGTTGGCTTTGATGGACAACCCGGGCGAACTTAACGAGGCTAATATCACGGCCGGTAAATGGAAGGTGCTGAGAAACTTATCTGGCGAGATGCTGGAGTGGCTGGATGGGCAACTTTACACCCCACCACATGCTTCGTTAACAGGTGGAGTTACCCTCGAAAAAAACCACTCGCTGACAGCTTATTCAGCTACGTTTACATGGAGTGTAACGGCAGGTACGAACCCAATTCTTACTAAAGAATTGTGGAAGCGTGAAGGTGCTGGTACATGGGCAAAGGTAAAAGACTTGACCGGGACATCCGGCAGTGAAACGGTTTCGGTAACTATCAATACCGATACCCAGTTCAGGGTCCAGGTAAGCAGCAAATCGGGCGAAACTATTTACTCTACAATCCGTGAAGTTAAATTCCAGTACAAAACAGGGTACAGGGTTGGTTCTGCCGCCGCTACCCTCGATGATGCTTTCCTAAATGCAGGCACTATGGGTTTCGATACCGATGCTTACCGGGCATTTACAGCAAATGCCGCAGCAGGGGAACATATCTTCTACTACGTGCCTAAATCGTTCGTGAGTAGCCCTTACCTTTCACCTCCTTACTTTTATGTAGGTGGGTTTGAAGGCGGATTTGAAGTAGCCGCAAGCAACGTTGAATATGAATTAGGCGATGAAACAACCGTTGAATACGTTGTTTATAAATCGACTAATGCAGGCCTGGGTTCTACTAACGTAACCGTTCAATCAAACTAAAGGAGGACACGAAAATGGCAATATCATTAATTGATAAAATCAAACAAAAAAACAACCAGGATTTCAAGCTGGTTGATGCGATAGATATACACGGCAGGATTACAGGCTGGCAGAACGCTACTAAGAAAATCTTTGTAGATGTCGCTTCAATAAGCCTTACAGGCTATTCAACTACCGACTATTTTATTGTTCAAGATGCTTCTGGTATATGGGGGCAATTTATAGGTAAAGACATCTACGGGCGTGATGTAGTTGCGGTTGATAACGGGATATATGTACTTGGTGAGAGCATCGTTGGCGAAGCCTTCCCTATCCTGCTTGTAACTGCCCCCGAACATGGTATGGTAATCCTCGACATGCTAAATCGTGCGCTTAAGTACTACGATCATGGAATTACAACTTGGACAGCCCTCACGACAGGTTCCGGGACTGTAACAGGAAAAACACTACAACATGAGGGGTTTATAGTTGTAGACACAGCCGGTTCAGTAGATCAGAACTACGATCCTGTCACAAAGCAACTCACTATATCTTATGAAATAAAAGCAGGCGATACGGTGAAAATTTTCGTAAATGGGATTAAATACACAGATGCCGGGGTTGGACCCGATTACGAAGCGGTAGCGGGCAGGGAGTACCTCGTTTGGAACGATGGCAATGCGGGTTTCGACCTTGAATCAGGCGATGAAATTATTATTGAAATTTACAATTAAACAAACCTATTAACCTTTAAATTTTTAAAATTATGATTTTTCAAAAGCAAGTAGATGGCCTGTTAACCGCACTCGGTTTAAAGGCAGATGCGAGTACTTTAAGTACTCACGTAAACGATGAAGCAAATCCACATGATGTTACTAAAACACAGGTGGGGTTAGGGAGCGTTGACAATACTGCCGATTCAGCTAAACCCGTGTCAACAGCGCAGCAAACTGCCTTAAACTTAAAAGCCAATCAGGTAACGACCTACACGAAAACAGAGGTTGACACCAACATTGCAGACCTTGTTGATTCTGCACCGGGTACACTTGACACCTTAAATGAACTGGCTGCTGCGTTAGGGGATGACCCCAATTTTGCAACCACTATATCAGGTCAGATAGGATTAAAAGCTAATCTTACCGCCCTGTCAGCTCATACAGATAGTAGAACGAATCCCCACGTTGTAACAAAAACCCAGGTTGGTTTAGGTAGCGTTGATAATACTTCCGATGCAAATAAGCCTGTTTCTACTGCACAAGCGGCAGCGATTAGCTCCGCAGTTTCGGGCAAAGCAAATAAAGATTCAGGGGCAGAAGCCGGGGAACTTTTTACAGCGACTGCTGACGGCGACCTAAATGCATCTGGAAAAAAAATAAACGATGCAGGAACTGATACAGAAGCTATCTGGACGGCTGCAAAAGTAGCTGCTGCAATCGCAGCGGGAGTGTCGGGGGTTGCTGTAACAGGGTATCAGAAAATAGTAGCCGGTCCCACCACTCCAACAGCAGTTGGCGCAGTTAACACAATTACTGGATTTTTTACAGGGAAGTTACCCCATGAGTCAGTTAAACCAATTTTATCTATAAATGGTATTATGATACCCGAATCTGAAGTAGCAATTGCCGCAAATTCAAACAGGTGGCAGCGTAATGGTAATGACCTTAAAATAAGTGTCAAGTATGCCATCAACGATGACGATGAGATTGTGGCCGTGTATTCTTATTAATCAATAACCTATTAATTAGATAGAAGCCCTTACGGGGGCTTCTTTTTTAATCTTTTTAAATATGCCAGCTTTTAAACAACTTACGAGTATTAGTATTGATGATGTAGATTTAGATGTTGAATTTAGTGCGAGAACTACATTAATATCTGGACAAATTGATTGGAGTGTAGGAGCTATATTTAAACTAACCCTTATTGCTACTACATCCATCACATTCGTCAATTATTCTACATCGCTAAATAAAGTAATTACAATACTTGCAACAGGTGATTATTCATTATCATTTCCATCTAACGTAAAAATTATAAGCGGGGCTTACGATGGGAAAGTAATGAATTATATTCAAATACATTGCGTTGAAAATGTAAAGGATAAAGAAGAGTTTTGGTGTACTATTAGTCAAGCAACCCCAAACGATTAATCATTATGATATTAGGTAAAATGCAAATTCCGCAAGTGGCTACTATTCAACCATCGGTCGATTTACTCGATGGACTAATTTCTGTTTGGGAATTGGATGAAAGTATAGGGACAGTAGCTTATGACAGTCATGGGAGTAATAACGGCACTATATCAGGGGCTACAATTAACGAAACTGGTAAGTTAGGGAAAGCTTACTCTTTTGATGGCAGTAATTTAGGTGATAAGGTTAACATTGGGGATGTATTTGCAATAACAGATGATATGACTATCGCATGTTGGGTTAATATGGCATCTTTGGTTAAAACTAAAAATAATAGACATTGCTTTTTCGGTAAAGGCATTGAGTGGTATAATAACTATAATAATTCGGTAGAATATTTTTTATCCTTCTATTCAGAAGCTGGAAAATTTAGGTTCACAGTTGGGAATTCTTATAGAATAGATGCCTGCTATTCACGAGCAAATTTATGGTCAGCTGGTACTTGGTACCACGTAATTGGTACTTATAAAAAATCAACCGATGTCCTTAGCCTCTATGTTGATACTGTTTTGGAAGAAGGTAAATCTCATATTGCTGAGAATGGGTATGGGATTCCAAATCTCAGCCACCCTATTACAATTGGAGCATCAACAATCATAAATAATGAAGGAAAATATTACATGGATGGTTTAATAGACCAATGTGCAATATGGTCGAAGTGTTTAAATTCTGATGAACGTTCGGCACTTTACAATTCGGGAAATGGGTTAGCATATCAAAATTGGTAAAATTATGTGGGCAAAAACAATTAACGAAAAAATAAAGGTATTCACTACACTACCTAACAAGTATGTTAGCGGAAACTTAAACGTTGCCGGGGGCTTCGATAAGCTTACTGATGAAATACACAGGCAGGAGGGATTTTATCCTTTAATTGAACCGACATACAACCCTGAGACGGAGCATTTAGGAGCGCTTTATTTTGACGATGTAAACCAGGTATTCACATACGATTTAGTAACCTATACGGCTTACGAAATAGCTATGCGCAGTTGGCCTGAAACTGACTATGCACTTAGAATTAACGCTCCTTCTGACCTGATCGACACCTACCCATCAATAGCTATATGGTTTCAATTAAACGGGTTGCCAATAATTTTGAGTGAGGATACATTGAGTGTAGAACTTTACTTAAATGTAATTAAGCCACAGCACCAGGAGTTGTTTAATCTTTTGGTGCAAGCAGGGGAAATAACTATCGACAACAGGCCGGAGGAAGCGTAATGGCACGAACAATAGCAGAAATATACAACCAAATAGCCGCCGAAAAGGCTACGTTGACAGAGCTGCAAAACCTGCAACCCGCCATTGACGATGCGCAGACCCTGCTCAACGACCTTACGAGCACAAGCAAGGTGGGTGCGTGGCGGATATTTGCATTCGTAATAGCCGTTGCAATTTGGGTTCACGAAAAACTATGGGATGCCTTCAAAAGCGAGGTGGATGCAATCGTAGCCGCCGCCATACCGGGAACGGCACGCTGGTACCGCAATATGTGTTTACTGTTTCAATTTGGAGATACGATGATTTACCAAAATTACAAATTCCAGTACGATCCGGTTGACCCGGATAAGCAAATTATTGCCCGTGCATCAGCTACCGAGCAAGGCGGCGATGTGCTGTTAAAGGTAGCTAAAGAAACTAACGGTGTGCCTGAGAAGTTAACTACAGAGGAGCTGGAGGCATTTAGCACTTACATTGCAAAGATAAAGTTCGCGGGTACATGGTGCAACGTGGTTAGTGCCGACCCCGACCTGCTTAATATAACAATGCAGGTGTATTACGATGCTTCTCTAATCAGCGCATCCGGGGAGCTACTCAGCGACACTTCAGTTAAACCGGTTGAGGATGCTGTCAACAACTACCTCGCATCGCTGCCCTGGGATGGTGTTTTTATGAATAATGCGCTTATTGATTCCGTGCAGGCCGCCGTGGGGGTAAGCGATGTGGTGCTTACCACCACGCAGGCCAAGGCCAACGCCGCAACAACATTCAACACAATCGCTCGCACCTACCGCACCGTTGCGGGCTATATGATAGCAAACCAACTTAACATCACCTACACAAGTGTTTAATATTGATATTGATAAAATAATTGAGCTGCTGCTGCCTATTGCGCTGCGCCGCCCCCGCTTGAAAGCGTATTTAAAAGCCCTTTCAAAACCTTTGAAACAGCTTTACAATACCTTCACGGCTTACCGCCTGCAGGTGCTTCAAAGCATCACGCACACGGGCCAGGTAATGTACATCGAGCACCTGCTAAACGACCTCTACGATCCACAGAGCCGCAACATTTCGCTCGAAGACAGCACCGATGCCCGCTTGGATGATTATCTGTTTAACGCCGCCGAGGGGCAGGATGTAATGTACGTGCGTAACGACAGCGAAGAGGAGGAGGCTGTGTACATTTACAACAGCAGCGAGTACGATGCCATCAACGACTTCATCGTTAAAGTGCCTCTCGAATTAAGCAACCGCATTTTAAGTGTCGCCAATACGGTCGATAAATATCGTCAAGCGGGAAAGAGATATGTAATTTTAGTAATTAATATAAATCCAGGAGAATGAAAAAATTAATAACAACTTACACGGGCGGCTTCCCGCTCACCCTCGATCGCGTGCGATGGATGGAAGATGGAATTAACGAGGCAATACTTGCCATCTGCAGCAGTATGCTGCCCCCAGGTGCTTCGAGTATGATTTTAGAGGGATGCGAGATTAGCGAGACTTCACAAGATGTTTTTTCTGTATCGCGAGGATGGATATATCTTGGAGGTGGCTGTAATAAAATATGCAAGGTGAATCCACATACCTTTACTTACCGAAATGGGGAGCCATTTCCAAACACGGGTGAAACTCCCAGGTGGGTTTTTTATACATACAATGACCTATCAGGGAGCGTTACATTTTTTGATGGGTCAAATAAGCAGGTTCATAGAATTGAAGAGGCAAGTGTGCAAATTAGTGGCGATGATTTGAAACCTGCAGTTGCCAGCGTCCCCGGTCGGGATGGTATGTGGGTGCAAGGGGATCATATCAAGAGTAGAATTGCCGATGGATGTTTGCAACTATCTGGCGAGGTGGACAGCATTACCAATATAGGCCTGCTCCCAATGCAGCACCGACTAATGTATGAAATCAGCATTCCAATTGTGGGTGAAGTACAAGAAGGTAATGTCAAATTTATAGCATTTCTCACTATTTATCAAAGTGGGAATATGGTAATTACTCCTCCCTCACAGCAGGGTACCACTTACTATGTTAATTGCATAATACCGATATAAAATTCAATTATTAACCAAATTCAATAAATGTGACAATTTATCAGAGGACACCCATCAGCTATTACGGAGGCAAACACTATTATTTCTCA